TTAGGACTATGTGTGAACATCGCATGTCGAGCGTGTGGGACTACTACGAGAAAAATGTATCCTCGGGAATTTGGGACAAACTAACAATGCAAATTAGAAAGTCCAGACGAAAAAAGCCCGCCGAAGCGGGCTGAAATAAATGATAAACGGATTAGGCTTTTGCTTTTGCGCCTTTCTTGGCTTGCGTTTTCGCTGGCGCCTTCGCCGCAAGTGCGAGCAGCTTGGGCATTGCAGCCTGCACTGCTTCTAGCGGAAGCGAAGCCATGACCACGGGGGCATTGTGCTCCGCCATGGCTTCAAGCTCCGCCAACTGCACAGCATCAGCCTTGCGGATAATGGCGACCAGCGCGTCACGGCGCGCTTTCAATGCGGCGTTAACCGCCTTCTCTGCTTGTTTTTCCTCAGCCTTAACCAAGGCCAACCGCTTAGCCGCGATCGCGGCTTCGAGTTTAGCCGCCGCTACCTTATCGTCTGGCTTGACGATCTCATTCAGCTCCTCAACCGTCTCAGCCTTTGCGACCACCTCTGGCACTTTACGCGCCGCTTGTTTTTTGACTGCTTCTAGAGTCGTTGCCTTTGGCTTTGCCGGCCATGTGAAGTCGTACCCGTTATCCTCGCAATAAGCTGTCACGATGTGTTGGAAACGCGACCATGCCATGTTTATCGCATCGTCATTCGCCTGCGGTTTGCCAATGCGATAGTCTACGCCAAACGTTATCCGCGCCCGCTCGTAGGATTCATAGGTGAGATCATCCCCCAGAACGCCGATGACGTGATGGATGATCAGACCACGGTCTGCATCAACGCGGCGGAAGGCCGCGAACGAGTCAGACAAAGTCATCGATGAAACATTGATTGAAGCCATGATAAATTCCTTTAAGTAAATTAATGAACACTCGGTTATCAAGCGAGTAAATGCATTGTGCCACAAATAGCCTAGTTTGTCAAGTGACATTATAACCTATGACGTTAGACTGTCCTGATGGGCAAGGGGGGACGGTACCGGGGGCACCCGTCAAACGCTGACGCGGGCGTACCCTTATTACCACCTCATCACATAACTTTCCCCAATTTGAGTTTATAGACTATCAAACCTATCCAAGAAAGCACACCCACCCCAAAAAATCCCAGCAAAAATAGCAACTGCTACAACTTCGATAGCTAAATACTAGCCCCCTTGCACCAAAACATAAAGCTGGCGTACACTGGCGGTATGGCACCAATCACCGCATTGCAAGAGCTACACACCGATACCAAGCTGTTATTCGATCTGGCAGCAGGTGTGGAGTCTCTCGACGACATCGCAGACCGCTACGGGCTCGCACCAGAGATGCTGCTCACTCTAATAGAGAGGCCCAACATACGCAGGGCGATCAAGGAGCGCAAGAAAGAACTGGACGACACGGGCTACAGCATGGCCGCCAAGGCCAAGTTATGCTTTGAAGACCTGCTTGGGGATGTGTATAAGAAGAGCAAGAAAGAGGATGCAAGTCTGTCAGCCCTTTTGGCGTCTGCGGAGTTCTTCCGGCGTGTGGCTGGACTGGACAAACAGGACGTAAACAAAGGTGACAACGAGAAGTTTAGTATCAGTATTAACCTTGGTAACCCAGCGGCTACCAGCGCGCAGAATATCACGGTAACTGTGACAGAAGCGCAAAAAACGACCGTACCCGACAAATTTACTTACGATGCAAACGCAGATGTAGAGGACGTATCAAGCGTGGATTCCAGCAGCCAGTCGGAGTTTGCATTTACGACATTGCCAGATTTTATCATGCCTGACGCCGCCACCACGCTGGCGCTGGAGTTGGCGCTACCTGAAGGGTATGTTTCCCTCGCAGAGAACACATGAAGATCAACTACACGCCCACGGCTACAGGGCTAAAATTCATGCAGTCCGACGCATCTGTGCGCTATATTCAAGGCCCTGTTGGTAGTGGCAAGAGCGTACTATGTATTATAGAGATATTCAGACGATGTGCTGAGATGCCTAAGTGTGAGGATGGTATGCGACGTTCTAGGTGGGTTATCGTGCGCAATACTGCCGACCAGTTGAAGAAGACAACTTTAAAGTCGTTCTTAGCTTGGTTTCCTGATGGGATTGCGGGTAGATGGCGGGAGTCTGAGCGGACATTCTATTTAGAGGTTGGCGACATCCGGGCGGAGATTATTTTCTTGCCGTTGGATACGCCGGACGACCAGAGGCGGCTGTTATCGCTGGAGTGCACGGGGGTGTTCATTAACGAGGCGCGGGAAGTACACCCGGATTTGATCATTGCGGCACGGTCGCGGATGCCGCGTTACCCGAGCAAGATGCAGTTGCCTCCAAACACCGAGTATTGGTCAGGGCTGATCATGGACTCGAACCCGCCCAGCGAGGACAGTTGGCTGTATGAGCAGTTTGAGACGAAAAAGCCGACGGGGTGGGAGATTTACAAGCAGCCAAGTGGCTTGTCGCCGGAAGCGGAGAACCGCGAGAATTTGGGCAAGACGTATTACGAGGACATGTGCGACGGGGCGACGGAGGACTTCATCCGGGTGCATGTGCATGGTGAGTATGGCCGCTCGCTTGTGGGTAGGCCGGTGTACGAGAAGTCGTTTGTGCGGGAGTACCATGTCAGCAATGAGCCTCTGCAACACCTGACCTACGGGGCTTATCCTGTGGTGATAGGGATGGACTTTGGGCGCACGCCTGCGGCGGTGTTTTTACAGCGGAACTCGCGCGGGCAGACACTGGTTTTGGACTCGCTCTACGTGGAGAACATCGGGCTGGAGAAATTCTTGAGGGAGCATGTGAAGCCGCTGTGTTACCACAGGTTCCTTGGGTGCAGCTTCGTGGTGATTGGTGACCCGGCAGGGTGGGCGAGGAGTCAACTCAGTGAGTTGAACGTAGCCGACATATTGAAGTCAGAAGGGTACACGTGCAAGCGCGCAAGTACCAACGACCCTGCGAAACGGATTGCAGCGGTGGAGCACCAGTTGGCGCAGCAGACAGGCGGCAAGCCGACATTCTTGATAGACCCTCGGTGCAAACACCTGATACAAGGGCTGTATGGTGGGTACAAGTACCGGCGCAAACAAGACGGCTCCTATGACACCTCGCCGATGAAGGACGAGTTCAGCCATGACAATGATGCGTTGCAGTACGGGGTACTGGGGATAGACAGCGCAGGAAGTATGATGAATGTGGGTGTAAGAGAAGTAGAATCAGTCAGCCTAAATGGCTGGACTTGACAATCAGACTTTGGTACACTGTTGCAACTTTTGGAGTAAGCCATGCTAGTCCCACCCGCAGAGATTGCATTCACAATTACCCCTATCACCGGCCTGATCTAAATGGTAGGGCTTGTCTCCTTCGCCAACAACGGGACGCTAAACGCCCAGGAAGCCGAGGCCGACGCGGCGAAAGCGGCGCAGCTACGCCAAGCCGCTCCTGAGATTACTGGGCTTGCGAGGTACGTCAAGTCCTGTTGGGATAAGGCGCGCGATGCCAAGATGCCCATCGAGACACGGATGCTCAAGGCCCTGCGCCAGCGCAAAGGTGAGTACGAGCCTGAGAAAATCGCAGCGATAAAGAAGGCAGGCGGCTCCGAGGTGTTTATGATGATCACCGAGATGAAGTGCCGAGGCGCTGAATCTTGGCTGCGGGACATTCTGCTGGACGAGGGGATGGTTCCATTCGCACTCAAGCCCACGCCAGAGCCAGAGCTACCCCCCGATTTCATGGAGAAAGTGTCGGCTGCTCAGGCGCAGCGCGCTATCGAGCTTGTTCAGTCTGGTGTGCCTATCGGCCCACAGGTTATTGAGGACATCAAAGAGCAGGCGCTCGACGATGCCAAGACGGCCATCATGGAGGACGCTGTAGACCGCGCAGAGCGCATGCAGACATTCATCCGGGACCAGTTTACTGAAGGTGGGATGGTTGAGGCGTTTGATGCGTTTCTCACTGACCTTAGTACCTACCCGGTGGCGATCCTCAAGGGGCCCACGGTGCGTCGGATGCGCTCGCTGAAGTGGCAGAAAGACGAGACTGGGGCATTTTCACCTCAAGTGACGGACAAACTGGCCCCGACGTACTCACGGGTTGACCCATTTCGGTTCTACGTGGAGCCGGGGATTACGAAAATCGACGATGGGTACATCATCGAGATGCACAAATTCTCTGAAGGCGACCTGAGCGACTTGATTGGCGCTCCGGGGTACGACGATGAGGCAATTCGCGCGGTTCTGGCGGACGGTTCTGGCGGCACGAGCAACTATTTGTGGCCTGCTGAGGGTGCGAAAGACGCACTTGAGGAGAAATACAACAATTGGCGCTCTGATACCGACAAGTTTGATGGGATGGAGTTCTGGGGACGCGTAAGTGGGCGTATGTTGCGCGAATGGGGCGTTCCTGACGACCAGATTCCTGATCCGGCGATGATGTACGACGCCAATGTGTGGATGGTAGGTAGCTGGGTCATCAAGGCCACGCTCAATTTTGACCCGATGGGCGACAAACCCTACCGCATAACCAGTTTCTTCAAGCGTCCGGGGTCATTTTGGGGTGCTTCGGTGCCTGAGATGATCGAAGACGTGCAGGGAATGTGCAACGCAGCGGCGCGCGCACTATCCAATAATATGGGAATTGCCAGTGGTCCGCAGGTCGAAGTCGCTCTAGACCGCCTTGCGCCCGGGGAAAAAGTCACTTCCATGTACCCGTGGAAAATCTGGTCTACCCAGAGCGATCCGATGGGTTCCGGGCAACCGGCAGTACGGTTCAACCAGCCTGACGACCGAAGTGGTCCGCTGGTGGGTGTGTATCAGCAGTTTGCACGCATGGCCGACGACCAGTCTGGCATCCCAGCTTATGTGTATGGCGATGGTCAAGTTGGCGGCGCGGGCCGCACGGCGTCAGGCTTGTCAATGCTCATGGGCTCTGCTGGTAAAGGGATTCGCCAAGTCATCATGCACATCGACTTTGATGTCATTGGGCCAACGGTCACGTCTCAGTACATTTGGAACATGCAGTACGTCGACAAGGCTGAGATCAAGGGCGATTGCGCGATTATTCCACGTGGAGCCGTGACACTGGCGAACCGCGAGCAGTTGAACGTGCGCCGGGTTGAGTTCTTGCAGGCCACTGCGAACCCGATTGATGCTGAGATTGTCGGGATGTCTGGCCGTGCGGCGATCCTGCGTGAAGTTGCTAAGGGGCTGTCGATGCCTGCGGATAACATCGTGCCGAGCGACGAGGAGCTTGCGATCAAGGAAGAGTTGAAGAAAGCCCAAGAGCAGATGGCAATGCAGCAGGGCCAAGGACCGCAAGAGATTATCGTTAACCACGCGGGCGGCGGCGACCAAGCACAAGCAGTCGGGCCAGACGGCGCGCCTATGGGCGGCGCTCAGGCAAACACTGTCAGCAACAAACTCACAGGTAGAGCCTAATGATCCCCGGCCTCACTGCAAGCTACAAGTCAGAAACCCCGATGGGCATCCACGGGGAAAACGACCGCTACATGCTGGCTCTGTATACTGACGGCTCCGCACTCACTGAGTTCACTACTGTCTACACAACCAAGGGTGAGGCGCGCGGACCGGGCTACGCCGCTGGCGGGATCGCACTTCAAGGCTTTCGTGTGGAGCTTGACGGGGCCTGCGCCTGCTGGGCATGGGACGACGCGACTTGGCCTAACGTGACGCTCTCGGCAGTCGTCGGGGGCCTCGTGTACAACGCGAGCAAAGGCAACCGGAGCGTCGGCGTGATCGGGCTGGCTGAGAAAAGCTCTAGTACCAACGGCCCATTTACTGTATTCTTCCCCGAACCTACCGCAGATACTGCTGTTTTTTGTCAGGACTAAATTATGGCAACCGCACTCCCCGCTCGCCAAAATCCGCGATAAAGTACAGCGCATTGCCGAGCACCAGGCGCTACGGCGCATCAGCGACCAGCAAACCTTAGAAGCAGCCTGGCCGCATAAC